GGAGATACACCAACAGCATTAAGCCCTCGCCACGTTGCAAGAGCAAAGGCTTTACTTGGTGATCAAGGTGAAAAGCTTACAGCAATGGCTGTTCATAGTAATGTTTACTACGACTTACTTGAAAGAAACGCTATTGATCGTATTTATGATGATGGTGGTAATGCTGACACTAATGCTGCATCAGGTAGCACAGCAAGGGCATTTGATCAGCCTTCATTCGGTTCATTTATGGGCTTAAGAGTGATTGTGTCTGATGATATTCCAACCACAGGAAGCGGAAGTTCCACAGAGTACTCTACATTCTTCTTTACACAAGGGGCTGTTGTTACTGGTGAGCAAGCACCAATTAGAACACAGACAGATAGAGATATTCTTGCTTTAGAAGAAGCGATGGCAGTGGATCTTCACTATATCTATCACCCTGTTGGTCTTAAGTACGCTGTATCAACTGTTAATCCAAACAGAACTGTTTTGGAAACTGTTGCATCATGGTCGAAAGTGTATGAAACAAAGAATATCGGTATTGTTAGAGCTACTAACGTATCTAATCAGGATTAATCATGAGTTCTTTATTTGATGTAACTGCTGGGTCACTTATTGGCCCAACAACAGGCGGCACTGTAACTCAGGCCACCAATAAATCTACAGGTGTAACTCTCAATACTGAGAGTGGACAGATTACGATGAACAATGCACAGCTAGATGCTGGCACAGAGGTATCTTTCACAGTTACAAATAGCAAGATTGCAGCAACAGATGTTGTTGTAGCTTGTCATGGATCTGCTGGAACTGCTGGTTCATATCTTGTGAATGCTAATGCTATAGCTTCAGGTTCTTTTGCTGTCACAGTTTCTA